CCATGTGTAACCAACTTTTTTAACCCATTGGTTACGCCACAAACCCTTATTTTATGCTGATTTCAGAGGTGTGTAACCGTGTAACCAATGTAACCAAGGTTTTCATATAGGAGAATCACTAGAGTATATGTTTTTTATACACTCTCAAACTTTCTCCTATAGGATGTTTTTTTTCGTGTTACAACGGTTACATGGTTACAAATTATGAAAATGGAACATTTGTTTCGGTATCAGTTGGCAGAAAACCAGTTTCAACAACCTCATTTTCTTGCTCATTTTCGAGACTTTTTATATCAACGATTTTTACCGCAATAAGCCTCATTACACTTCCACCGTCTCTTTTTAGCACCGTATCTCTTTTTCCTGTGTGTTTGATTAACTCTCGATTAATCGCCCAAGCTGAAAAGGCTTTTCTGGAGAATCCATTATTTTTCAAAAGGTTTTCAAGAGGCTTCGGATAAAAATATACATATACATCTCCATACTCATCTGGCGTTTCCTTGAATCCCCACTGATCGCAGCTGAATTGCGCATCAAAGTGCTGCCCGTATACTGAGAGACTTTCAAGAATGAATTCATAACACCTCTGCCCCTCAGATACGTCTTTTTTACGTGTAGGTATGTCTACAACGTCCTCGACTGTCAGCTCACGCCCATCTTTAAATATGAAATCCGTAGCTAATTTGTCAGCCAGCAGAAGCGTAGATATAGCCATTACCTGTTTAGCTGGAAAGTCATATCCGTCAAAACCTTTCTCAATTTTGGCTTTCATTTCTTTCAGATCGTCCGATGTGAACTGTTTGAGATTCCCGACAAATACTCTTCCAGCAAAGCCATAGTTCTTCGTGACAACGCTGTTGATCTCTGCTGGATTCTCATAAATATCCTCACAGCACTCAATCTCAATGATTCTATTAATTGCTCCGCCAGAATCTGCAAATTCCGAAATAGGGTTCTCACCATTGCAAATGGTCACATTGCTCCATGTATTCTCCTTAGCTGCTCCGAGGTCCTTATTTGAACGTGCTTTTCCCTTACCAGAGCAAAGGTTATATATAAGCGTTTCGTAGTTATCCCGGATATACTGAGAAGCGTTCTTTGAATCATCCAGAATCATCGGAAAGTTATTGAGCATATCTGCCCTGGTCTCCAATGATGTATCTGTTGACCGAAAGTTTCCAACGTAAGCTCCCGGTGCCGGGTTTCCCCAAACCGATGCCGCTATATTGATCGTTACTGTCTTTCCACCGCCTGTTTGCCCGTAGAAATCTACGATGAACGGCAATACATCAAGTGGCTGTATAAGAACACTTGCAAAAGATGCCGCCAGCGCTATTCGTGGCTCTAATCGTCCGCACGACCGCAGCTGTTTAGCTAGAGTCACCCACTTGAAGTAATCTCCATTTTCCTGTATGCTCTGGAATAGCGTTTTAAAGCGGTATTCCCCGTCAAAGACGATCGAAAGGTCGTAAGGTACAAATACATTGCCATGCCACCCCAACTTGCTTGTAGAGTGCTGTATGTCGATCATATCGGCATTGTACATTTCAACGTCCGCCAGATACTTTACAAGAAGCCTTGCATTCTCTGAGTTGACCTGCACGCCGAACCTTGCAAGATTGGTTATTGCCCTGGAAGTCACAATATCAATTTTGGGAACGGTTATTTCTGTCCAGTAGCCATCTCTCTTAAATGCTACAGTGATCTGTTCTTCTCCTGTCTCGATGTTTTTTAGCCGACGTATCGGCATGATCGGGTGGTGACACACAAGTTCCCTAGCCTTTGATGTTTCAGAAGAAAAAATTCCGTTCTCCGTAGCTATCCAGCTGCCACAAGCCATGTTAGGATATTCCTTATCAACAGAATCAGGATAGAAATTTGTGATGTTTTCAACCAACTGCATAGAATGATTTGCTTTTTCTTCTTTTTCCTTTTCCTGCTCTGCTTTCTGGAATTCCTTTATGAACTCTTCTGCTATATGCTTCGCTTTCACACTTTTTGCCCGGTCCATCAGTTTAAATTTGATTTCCGAACGGTCGATTTTACTTTTTATCGCAAAAAGTTCTTCATACAGTTGCTTTTCCATAAAGTCTTGCGCTTGCAAATTTCCAATATTTTCAAGAATCTTACTCACCTCCTGACTTAACAGACAGCAATTCATGTCTGCTTTTTTCTTTCTCGAGATTAAACTGGCACATATACCACTCTTCTGAATCAGGAGGGAACGTTTTTAGTGCTGTTTCGTACATAAGTATGTTCTTTTCTACCTGCTCAAGTTCGTTTGAGACCTGAGCAGGATTGCATTTTTTTGATTTGATATCTCGCATTTCATGTCTGATCTGGTTACGACTTTTACCTTTTTTTGAGACATAAGTGCCGCCCAGCTCAATAAATGCAGTACTAAAAGGAACGGATTCGTATTGCATTACGAAATCAAACACATCGCCACCGGTTCCACAGCCGAAGCAGTAAAAGGAATCATCGTAGATTTTGCAGGATGCTGACTTTTCCTTGTGAAAAGGGCAACATATAAAACCGGCTCTATTTGGTTTTAGTCCATACCTGGAAAGAATCTCAGACATTTTCACTGACTGTTTAATTTCTTCTTTCGTCATGTCAACAACTCCACGATTCGTCGTCCGGTCTCTTCTTTTGTACAGAATTCAAATCGGACTCCGTATCTATCTCTGATTGTGCAGAGAGATTTATATAACTGGCAGCCATCAACAGCCTTTTCAGAAATTACAGTCTTTACTCTCTTACCGTTTACCGTCTTCCAGATAACTTTATGTTTTCGTGGATTCTCCCAGAAATATACATCACCAACTGATTTAATATCTGATCCATGTTCACATAGGATAATCAACTGAATACCTGCTTCACGCGCTCTGATAAGCTCTGCTTTGAATCTTTCATGCTGCTGGCAGACATCGCTTATAAGCTCTTGAAGTGAAAATTTTGTGTCTATACAGATGCTTTGGTCAGTTGGCAAGGTGTAATCCCCTACCCAAAGCTTTGTTCGTTTAACCACTATTCCATGATTCTCAAAATACTCATGTTTTAATTTATGTTTCCTTATCTGCTGTCTGGTATCTTCCAGAATTATCATCTTCATACCTCCATAAAAATCCTTTACATGATTTCTGTTTCCCAGAACAAACGCTTCCAATATTTTGCGAAAAAGCACCAACAGATTCTGCTGCTTCTTTAACAGAATTAAATTTATTCAATTCTGTTCCGTTCAAATCCATTTGTATAACTGAACGCTTTAACGCCGCATCTGACATTCTCTTTATTCTCTCTGCTGAAAGTTTTCTTCCTACTGCTTTTTGACTTATTTTCCTCTTTGTTTCTTCTGAATGATGCTTTCCGAACATAGGATTGTTTTTTCCGCACATATTTCTTTGTTTCACTGCGTTCATGTAAATTTTTCTTGATTCTGGATTTTTCCAACGTTCTTTCATATTTTTTGAAAATAATTCTTTGGTTTCTTTCGTGTGGATTTTATCGCCTTTATGTTTGCTTGGTCTATGTGTGCCAAGATTTGATTGTCTTAATGCTTCAATATGGCTTTCCGAGAGTTTTCTTCCAGCGCAATATGTATTACCTGACATTCTTTCTTTTAAATTGCTTAAAAACTGTTCGGAATGTTCTCCGAAATGCTGTCCTCCGTCTTTTGTGTTATATCCATACAGAGTATCTTGCGTACTATATTTTTCTATCAACGCTTTTTCGATTTCCATAGCCATATCTTCTTTTAGATTTGATACCAAAACTATGTGTTTTATATTATCCCAACCATATTTTAATATCGCTTCATACATTGCTTTTTGGTTGCGATATCCTCCACCGCTACGCCATCTTTTTTTAGGTTCCTGTCTCGTTGCTCCAATATACAGTTTTCCATTTGGGAAAACATGAACATATACCGAATAATTCATATTCTCATTCCTGTTAATTGAACGGAAGTTCTTCATCAATTCCATCTGGAATACTCATAAAGTCCGTACCTGCCGGATTCACTCCCATGATAGCTTCTTCTTTCAGATGATCATCAAAGGCTCTCGTGGTGCGCTCTTCCGGGATATCTGCATCCTTAATTCCTTCAATACTGCGGAACCATGCAAGTTTGTGACGCTTTACTTCCTTGTTGTCGTACCAGTCTTTCTCCAGACGGAAGATGCCGCCGATCAGCTTACCTTTGAACTGCTGCCCGAAGTTATCACCCCACTTAACGGCAAATCCCGGATTTGACTTTTCTACGCACGTGATAAATGTTTTAAGGTTACGAACACCATACTCTACACTCTCGTCAATAACCATATAGTTAGTACCGGCGTTCGGATATTTTTTATCTGGACGGATATCGTTCTCAAACTGCTTCATAAAGTACCCAGCCTGCTCATCTCCTTCTGCGAAATCAAACAAGATAACGAGCATATCAAGCCCACCCTGGGATTTTTTCTCTGATACCTGCTTAATTACCATCTTGTGACCGCCGAGTTTAATCGGTTCAAATTCTCCTGCTGCCTGAGTTGTATCATACGCTGCTGGTTTATTCATCTTTGCTTTCTCCTTTTCCTAATTCGTAATAATCTCTGATAACCTTGTCCACTTCTGAAAGGTCATTATCAATAGTCAACGTGTCAAACATCCCGATCGGGGATTTGCTTACTGCTCCCTGACTGGACTGAGTGACAAATAAGTGCTTGCCGCTCTCTTCGATGCAGCGGAGAACGATGGTAAACATACCCTCGATGCAAACTTTTTCGTCCAGAAGCTTGCCAATTGTCTTAGGCTTTACTTCCCCGGAATCATCCTTTTCTTCGTGCATCATCATATATACGATCTTGTCCTGCGGCACTTTCGTGACAATAAACTGGATAAGATTCCAGAAATAGTCCCCAATGTCATTGTACAGAGCGAACACTGCATTGCCTTTTCCAGCAGAGGCGTGTCCTTTCATAAAATGATTTGTGATAAGATATCCTGCATCATCAATCACAATTGACTCTGCTTTTGATGCGATCAGGCACTTCATTACCTGCTGGTAATCATCTGTAAACCATCCGTCAATCTTTCCTTTAAACGGAAGCGGTTTATTCAATACTCTAATAAGATTCCAGTGTTCATTCTGGCAGTTTCTAAGACTGGTGCTCTTGCCAGAACCAGATTTTCCAATAATTAATACCGGTGTTGCCATTGCTATTCCTCCTTGTCATAAACCACATGTTTGCTACCCTCAATAATCAGTAAACTTGCGATATCTTTCATCGATAAGGTTGATTCATTATAGATTTCGACCAGTGCGTTGTATGCAACTGTTGATACTTTCACAACCGGGTTATCTTTATCAGTTGCCGGCTGCTTCTTTCTTGCCGGAATACGGATTTCAAATTCGCTCACTGATACTTTCCTCCTTGTACGATTTCTGAGCCGTTAAAAGCCCATTTAGAGCCTGTACGTAGCTCGCTAATGTTCTTGCCTTGTACGAACTCTCGATGTAGTTATCAGCTACAAGGGAAAGCTGCTCGTCTATCAGGGCAAGGATTTCGTTAATTCTCTCCTGCATCTTTTCTCACCTCGCTAAAGAAACAGTAAACATTGTCAGAACCATCCCCTCTCGCCGGATTCTGCTCGCCACTTGGAAAGATTCCACCAGCGCAATGATACTCAAGATGATTCAGATACATGTCCGGGTTCTCCCAGTCAAGAATGTACGCTTTCCGCCTGTTCAGCTCCTCCAGAAGCTCGTTCACTGTCGTTGCCAGCTCCATTGTCGGCAGGAGCTTCAGCTCTGTCTGATTCAGCATTTAACGGGCACCCCCCATCTATCAGAAGTTCCAGCAAGAAAGCTTTGATTTTATTGAGACTTTCACGACTTTCTTTTTCGTAAAACGGATCAAAAGATACACTCTGATACAAATCCCATTTAAATTTTCCTTCGGGAAGACTGACATCTTCCTTCCTTTTAAGTCCACATACACTCATACCATAAATCGAATAATTGAACGAGGCGTTTGCTGTCGGAACTTCATTTGCAACTCTTTTACAGAGTTCGTAAATTTCGTCAATTTCTTTCTCAAACATTTCCATTCTCCTTTCTCTCTGGTGTATCAATATCCCAGAGAATTCCATATACGATCATCGTGGTCATTGCCGCCGCAAAAAGCTGTCTGCCCGGTCCACCCCACTGCCAGAAGGGTAGGAATGTGGAAAAGCTCCCGATCAGTGCGGCACAGATGATGTTTTTTAGATTATTCACTGATACCCCCTATGATCCACGCAAGGTTGCTCGCCACCAGTGCAGCCGCTGTCACAACCCACGCCGTGAACCACTTTCTTGATTTCTTCTTACTTTCTTCGACGATTTCAGTCGCAAGTGCTACTTCGATGTCAGTCCATGTTGGCTGATTTTCGTTTTTAATTTCACTCATATCGTGCTAATTTCTCCTTATTTTTTCTTATTTGTCTTTACAATTAGCAGATAGAGAACTATAATGTATCTATCCACTAAGGTACTTTAGTGGGTGCAAAGCTCCGGGGTGGAGGTTTCGGCTCCCTCCGGGGCACTCACTTATTGAGAGCCTCTTTGCCTTTCCAGACGTGTCCGGTCACTTCATAGACTTTCCTAGGGCTTATGATGTATGTGATCCTGCCACCGGAAAGGCTTTTTGCTGGCTTGTTATTCTGGATAGCAGTCCCGATCGGCAACCATCCGTACACAATCCCTGCTCGGATTGATGTTGCAGGGAGTCCGATCAACTGGCTTGCATCAGATACGCTCATGTTCTCCGAGGAGAACTCTGGCATCTGTGGAATGCCTGATATGATTCTTGCAACCTCTGCGGCGAACTGATGAACTTCTGCATTTTCTTTGATGTAAGTATCAACTTCGCTCATTTTATGCTCCTTTCATATTTGTTTTTATGAACTTTTTTTACCTTTGATTTCTTCTTTCTCTTTTGAGTTTTGAATGGAGATTTCTTTCCGGTAAAATGTGTAAAATTATTTGCTCCCATTTTTCTCCTCAAATAATGTTCGATTACCTAGATTCATTCGGAATGCTGGAATACGAGCACCTGACTGAGCATCACAATCCACCTGTTTTAAAAGTGATTCAGGGCGGACGTTCGGACGCTGAGAAGAAATAATTTGTTGCTGGTCTTGAAGCTGCGATTCAAGGCTGGCAGCTCTTCTTTCCAATGAACGAATCCTTTTTTTTAAGTGATCTACTCATATATTTACTCCTTTTTTGTGGTATACTCCCTATAGATGGGAGGCGATATTGATATGAAGAAACCCAGTTTAGCGAATGGCTCTGTTGTTCCGCACAGCGTCCTTGAACAGCAAATAAAAGAAGCTAAAGAAAAAGAATTACGGAAACAGCAATGGCGGCATGATTTCCGAGTAGCTTTATTTAGTGCTGTTATTGGCGGATTTACTGGATTCCTGGCTACTGTAGTCACTCAGATGTTACTTTAGCATCCACTGTGCGAGTAGGCTTCCAAGTGCTCCGCAGGTAGCCGAAAGCACAAAACAAAGAATCCAAAATGCGATTCTATTTTTCAATTTGCTTTCACCTCCAAGTTAAGAACTTTCTTTCTGCGTCTTACCAGAATCATCTGACTTATTCTCAGAAAAACTTTCTGTCTTACCGAGAATGTATCCCTTGTCAAAATCTGACATATTAGTAATCGCTTCTTTCAGCTTTTCAATGATTCTTTTTTCTTTTTCAGACATATACTCACCTCTTTTCTTGTGATATACTCTCCTGTAAAGGAGGTGCTCGTTTGATAACAAGATATCAATATAAAATATTGAAAAAAGCTTTAAGAAATTGCGGATTTACTCCTGGTAATCAGCGTGAAGTAGATGCTTGCAAATACCTTTTCAACAAAAAATGCTTTATGCGCTCAAGATTGCGAGAGTACGAATATGAAATCACACAAGCGGGTGAAGTCGCCATGAAAGCATATTTCCAAGACATATCCAGATTTTGGATAACAACTGTTCTGTCCATCATTGCGCTGATTACCGGTCTTTTCTCAATCTCTATACAATCAGAGCCACTATTGAAATTGTTAGAGCAATTATTGAAATAACTGTTAAAACGCGTGTGCAAGTGGACAATGATTTCACATAACGCGAATATATTCCGAACTGCTCTTTCATGTATTCATTATCTGTCTGCTCACTTTGAATTTCTTCAGCATAATTATGATGGTAACAGCAGCTACTTTGTGTTCCAGATTCCATTAGTATCTGTTTCATCTGACTCCATGCGTCTGACGTTTTTAATTTTGACCAGTCATGGCTCGTCATTTCGAGTTGAACTGAAACCTGACCTAGAATATTTTCTTTGACGAAATAATCTAACATTTTGTTTTCACCTCCTTCGTTGTACTTTGTACACTCTTAATATAATACTATGTACAACTTTTGTCAAGAACTATTTTTGTACATTGTACAATTTTTATTATTTACTTTTTTAATTATGTGGTGTATAATCTTATTTGAAAGGAGGTGTACGAATTGAAAAACAGAATAAAGCAAATAAGAAATTCTAATCCTAATTGGAAGAGTCAAGATTTATTTGCAAGCTTTTTGGGAATACCAAAGGCAAATTTATCTAGTTATGAAACTGGAAGAAGAACTCCTACAGACGCAGTAATTCAATTAATCTGCGAGAAATGTTCTGTAAACGAAGAATGGTTAAGGAATGGAACTGGAGAACCGTTTCAGCCAGAGAACAAAAACGATGAAATTTCTAAGTTGTTCGGAAATGTTCTAAAGTCTAGTGATGATGATTTTAAATACCGTCTCATCAATGCTCTAGCAAAGCTGGATGATTCTGGATGGGATAACTTAGAAAAGCTCCTAGACACGATTTACGAAAAGAAATGAGAAAATAGCCAAGGGCAATGCGCAAACCCTTGGCTTTTCTTTTTAACCGATTAATGTTTTTATGAAAATGTATATTGACCTCAGCCAACATCTGTTTTCTATCTTTTGTATCATTTCAATAATTTCCTTCTTATAATCCATAAATAACCCTCCCTGTCGCAACTACCACTTACACTACAATATATGTTCGGCTGTGGGAAATAGAACCGAACATTAGTTTGTTTTTGCTATTATACCACCTATTCCAACTCTTGGCAACTGCCAATGATATACATGAACTCTCACTATTTTATAGAAAAAAACATTTCTTTTTCATCTAAATCACTCTATTTCATTCTAAATCTTTACAACGCGTTCTCAAAATGATAAAATAAAAATACCACGAATAACCGTACTTTACATAATATTGCAAAATCAGCGGTACAAAATACATAATCCGCATGAAAAGTGCGAAGCGTGTCGAAAACATATCAGGAGGGTGTTTATCATGAATGAAAAGAAAAAATATTGTAAGCACTGCGGAGAACTTATTGACGACGACTGCATAGTGTGTCCTAAGTGCGGAAAACAAGTAGAGCAGTTGACTTCTAACAACAGAGACATCATCATTAACAATTCTGCATCTTCCTCTGCGTCCTCAGCGGCAAGTTCAGGTACGCCGTATATAAGACGGAAAATGCCATGGTATTTAAGTTGGTTTTGGATTTTTATTTTAGGAATCTTCACTGGTGGAATTTATTGGATTGTAGGAATTGTAATGAGAGTCAATTGGAAATCGCATAATTAATAAAAAACCGCCCCGGCATTGGCGTACCGAGGTGGCGTTTATACATCTCCGAAGAAATGTAATATTCTGGCAAAACATATTGTATCATCTTCGGAGCAGTCGGGCAAGTCAGAAAGTTTGTTCGGCTGTTATTTTTATACCTAAATACAGCTACAGAAAGAGGGAATAAAAATGGCGAAGAAAAGAAAGAAATATCCAAAATTGCCGAATAACTTCGGCTCTATTCGGTATCTTGGCAAGAATCGAAGAAACTGCTATGCAGTGCACCCACCGGCTACACTGGATGCAACCGGAAAGGTGGTCCGTCCACCGGCGATTTGCTACGTTGATGACTGGCTGAAAGGATTCTCTATTCTGACAGCTTACAAAGCCGGCACGTACAAGCCAGGTATGGAAAAAGAGTTTGAGATTGCCCCTACAACGGACGTAGATGCCCTTATAAGCCGTATTTTGTCGGACTACAATACATTTAAGGGTACAGAGGAAAGACACCCAGAAACGCACAAATTGACGTTCTCAGAGGTATATGAGCAATTCATGAAATGGAAGTTCCCTGAGGGAACAAAACTATCATACAGCTCGAAGAGCGCATACCGGAACGGATATTTAAACTGCACGGTACTCCACAACCGCGTATTTGAGGATTTAAAGGCTCCTGACATGCAAGAGGTGTTAGATACCTGTCCGCTCAAAAGAGAAAGCGTAATGATGATACTGACATTGTTTAAGCAGATGTACAAGTACGCCATGTATTCTGAAATTGTCACGGAAAATAAAGCTCTCTATGTTCGTAACAATGCGCCTCACGACACGGAGCACGGCACGCCCTTTTCGGATGAGGAATTAAGCATCCTCTGGAATAACGCCGATGATCCGGAAGTGCAGCTCATTCTAATCATGTGTTATTCTGGATGGAGGATTGGTGAAGTATCAAAACTTTCAATTAACCTCGAAGAAAGATACTATCAAGGTGGCATTAAAACAAAAGCCGGAAAAGACAGGATCGTACCCATCCATTCAGCCGTGTATGATTTTATTCGATCAAAAATGAAATCGCAAGGAAATCTTCTAATGTATACGCAAAAACATCACAGGGACAAACTTTTCTATCCTACGCTGGAACGCTTGAATATAACCGGCAACCCGAAGCACACGCCGCACGATTGCCGACACACCTTTTCTGCGCTATGCGAAAAATACGGCGTCCGGGAGAACGACCGGAAGAGGATGCTGGGTCATTCGTTCGGGAACGATGTCACGAACGCTGTGTACGGTCACAGAACCTTGGAAGAACTCCGGGAAGAAATAGAGAAAATAAAAGTCCCGTTTGTGACTAACTGTGACTAACCGTTCCACTTTTTATCGTTTTTAAACAATCTTAATCGTTCTATCAAAAGTCTGCAAAGCCTTGATTTTACTGGCTTTTCCGCATTTTACAAGGGATTCCGTAAAAACATTTTCTTTATTCTAATTTTAATGAAAATCTTCAAGAATCCTTTGTTTATGCGGTTTTTCAGACTTTATTTGTGACTAATTTGTGACTAACCGCGTAAATCTATATCTTATTAAAATGTCGCAATTTGACGTAAAAAAAGAGAGTCGGGTTTTTAGGCCCAACTCTTTCTTTGACTGTCCGCTCGTGCCGCTGCTAACAGCCCCGAATTGGGACATACAGCTCTTTCATTCATGCACGACAGAATCAGTCTGCACTCTTCATTTGTGCGTAGCCACACAGGGTTATGCATCATAAGTTCAATCCCTGTGCGACTGTTGATAGTATAACCTGTTTTGAAAGAAAAATCAATTAGAACATTATTTCGGCCAAAAGAAAAAGCCCCAAGGATCAACTCCAAGGGGCTCAATTCTTATATTTTCTTAATATATTTTGCGGAAACAAATCCAAAATACTTTCCAGCAATGCGGATGTAATACCAGGAACTACCATCACTTGCTTTCTGAGTGAAGTTCATAATATCAACCTTGTTTCCCTTACTTAATGTCGGATATTTTTTGATGTTCGGATATTCTGCTCCAGCCCATGTGCGGACGTTCAGACTGGAAGCTGTGACCTGTCCAGTGCACAACCTCTGGTTCTTGTCTTGCTTTTTGGCGATTACTGTCGCAGTTGCGGCCGTGTTTTTTAGTCCGTCAACAGCAAGGTACTTGGTAGCGGCCCAACCGATTCCAATTCCGACTACCTTGATTCTAGTCCATGCGCCGGACTTTTCTCCGTTGATCTCAACACGGTTTCCTTTGTTGATTTTTCCGAGGACATATCCATTCGGGCTTTCGCGAACATACAAATCGTCTGCTGTGGAAGTAGCTGTACCGGTTGCTTTCCATGTTGCAGTCTGTCCTTCACCGCCCCAGTCAATCCAAACATATCCGTCAATCGCAGAATCGTTGATTGCATAAGATTTGTTTCGGGTTGCTCCACCGTTGGCTACTACACCAGCTGCACTTGAAGTGTTGCCCTCATTTGTGTAGATTCTCGAACCGTCAAAACTCTGCACACTTCCAACATGAGAGCCGTTCCGGAAGATAACCAGCGCTCCGACTTTCGGGGACTTATGCCATGTTCCGTTGCTCTTGGCGTGTTTTGTGATGCTCTTGCAATTGTAAAATCCGCCGCCCATGATCTGTAAAGCTTTTGTGATTCCAAGGGCTTTTACCAGTTTCCAGAACTGATACTCTGCACACCACGGCTGAGCCTGACAACCCGGCTGTCCCCAGGAATTTACGTCACGGGCGAATCTGGTGTAGTTGTTGTATCCGGCGTTCTTTTTGAAATCATCCAGATACTCAGCTGTTTTCTTTTCCAGATATCCGCCGTTTGAAGCATAATAGTCACCAAGTTCAAGAAAATCCTGTAATTTTGTTTTTGCCACTGTTGTTTCTCCTTTCTGTGTCGTTCCTCGATAGTTCTTATAGAATATATCCATATCAACGTTTCCGCTGATTCCGGATACCTTTCCACGCTCTGAATACTGCCATCCTACACCGACCGATGGCTTCAGCCGTGTCCGGACAGTGCCGTTATCATCCGCCGGATAACGTGCAATCCAGCACTCATACTTTCTGAGTGCGTCAGTCAGAACGCCGTTGTACCAGTCCATGTTGCAGTAAATACCGACTTTATATCCGGCTTTCTTCATTCTAGTCAGAAATGCGACTGCAATGTTTTCGACTGCCTGCTTGTCGAGTTTCCGCTGATTAGACCACTCAAGGTCGTAGAACACCGGAAAATCCAGTCCTCGTCCGTTCAGTGCAGCAATCACATCTTCCGCCTCGTCAATAGCCTGTGCCGGTGTCAGGGCGTATGAATACTTATATCCGCCGACAAGGATTCCGTTGCTCTTGCATCCCTTGTAGTTGTACTCGAATGAGTTGTCAATGTCGTCCCTCTGATGTACCCTCAAGATTGCGAACTTTATACCGGATTTAGCAACTTTCGCCCAGTCCGGTTTCCCCTGATTAGATGATACGTCAATTCCCTTTAATTCCATCCAATTTTCCCTCCAATTCTCTAATTTTGTCACCTTGCTCTTTGACCACAGCTGACAGTTCCTGAATTGCTTTAATTGCATATTCGGTCAGAAGAAGTCTGTCAATCTGCTTAACATTCATGCTTCCATCTTCGTTCTCACCACCGCCTAGCGCCAGTAACGGATCTATTTTTTCAATATCATCTGCAACAAGTCCGAGCGGCTGATGGACGCCGGTTTCTTTCCAGTCGAATGAGCATACCGGCATTTTGCAGACCGCATCAAGAGCATTAATTTCGCAGTCTAAAACATTCTCTTTTAATCGGATATCGGAAGCAGAATCGTTATATAAAGTCTTTATAGTATAGTTACTCGAACCCCACTGGGCCGATACCGTCAATGCGGCTTTATTTGATCGTGTTGCCGATGACAGATAAGCTACCCTGTTCAATGCGGCGCTTGCCGATGATACGGGTCTTCTTCTTGTGCTTGTATTGGCTTCTTCTTCTTTATAGTCTCTGAACGAAAAGTTTCCAGCTACGTAAGCATCTCCTTTAAGGCCAGTGTTACCAGATACTGAAAGAGTTCCCGATGTAGTCAGGTTCTTTCCCATCGAACAACCGTCTGTATATACTGCATTTGCATTTAAACGAACTATATCATTCAAAAATCTTAGAATATATCCATCCCATTGATGGCTGGTATCACCCTCCATCCAGAGATCTTCCACTCCGCCGCTCTTTTCTGCTGCATAAATTCCGTACTTACCGATTTTTAAAGCTTTCCAGTTGTTTGCGTCTGTATAATCCGTATACATAGTGATGCCGGAACTGTCAGTAAGTACTTTTCTTTTTTGACCGGTCGAATCATAGAAGAACATTCCGTTCTTATTAATTCTTATGACTATGTTGTTATCAGAATTTCGAAACGACGTTCCTCCGGACGACATCCGGCCTATCTCCGACCCTTCGTCGTCAAGAAGGATCAGAAGCCCGTTCCCGTTGTTCTGTCCACCGAGTGTCAGTGTTCCTCCGAGCGCCGCATTGAAAGACACATACAGCTCATTGTTCAGATAGTATAGTCCTTTCCAAGCTCCGTTATTAGACAGAATTTCTACAATATCTTTCTGAGATAAAGCAGAAACGTCAAGTGCTACCGGGAACGTCTGCTGATCACACAGTATAGTTTTTTCTTTATCGGCATAAGCGCTGGCCCTTATCATGTCATGTGCTTCAAGAGACAGCGTATTCAGCTGAATCTGGATCAGCTTCATCGAGGTGCTGTATGTGCTTATATCTTCCCAGGAAGAGCCGTTATCAACGCTTTTTTCGATAGTCCACCAGGCATAAAAGTTTTTAGCATCTTCCTGACCATCTCTATAGTAAGGCCTCAAGTTCAGAATATTCGGAGTAATCTTCTTGTCAGCCCCCATCAGCAAAATGTCAGCATCGGCATTTATAAAATATGTTCTTCCGGCTGTACCCTGTTCTCCGGCGTACTGCTTAGCTATCGTGAATCGCTTTGAAATCGACAAATTTTCCAGATAGGTAGCCCTTATATCAACCCATCCGCTATCGGCAGTTAAGCTTTCAACTGTATACATATGTTCAACTTCGTCCCAGGATCCCGAGATGTTCTGAGATTCGGTTATAGTGTACGAACAGTTCTCCGTGATATCCTGTGCGCCGTACATCACCGTAGCCTGAGTTGAGCATTCTGGAAAGCTGCTATAATTCCCGTCAGAACCAACAGGAATCCCCTGATACTCATTGCTCAGCTGAATAGTCATGTTCTTCGCAGAAGCAGAGAACTCTTCTAATGTCTCATCGAGTGTTTTTCCACCGCCAATCTGCACATTTCCGCTGATATATACTGATCCGGCGTCCATGTCAGCTTCAAAAATTACATTTTTATCTTTATCTTTTACCAGGATCGTTCCGGCATTAATATAGTCAGCGTTAATACCCTCCGCATATAAAAGTCTCGTGATAGTCTCTCCGTCAAGAGTTATACCGTATGGATATGTTTTGCCTCCATCATTGCTGATTCCGATCGCTTCAGATGTAACTTTAATAACGTTAGATGATTCTTTTAGTGTAGGCTTGTCGTGCAGATACCGAATAGTGCTTCCATCTTCTTGTCTAACATCTGTACAGAACATTCCACTTGCATTTGTATCGCTTATCTTTTGCTCCAATCGTTTAACAGCTTCTTCCCTTGCAGATGTTTCTTTTTTCACCATCTGACGTGCTGCCACTATAGCCTTCGTTCCCTCACTGTAGTAGTCACTGCTGCCCCGAATCGGATCATCAGCCTGAGTCTTAACTGTAGTCAGGCCGCCCACGTTGCCAGATACATCCGTCAGCGGAGTAAGGTACTTGTTGCCTAAGCGGTCATAAGTATATACCATATCTCCGAATTCAACCAACGGGTTGTATACCAGATCACCCTCGAGATTTCGGAATCGTGCTCCTACGATCTGTTCACCGATGATGCTTGCTACTGTTTCGAGCTGGTCAGAATCAATCAGTTCGTTCTCAAGCTCAAGAAGATACCCCTCTTTTCCGTACATTCCAGAATATTCAGAATCTGTATCATCATTGGACTGTCCGTTTTTGACTCTGATTCCGGTAATAATAATATCGTCACTGGAAAGCGCAGGTGGGTTTCCATAGTTTTTCAAATCAGGAATATCTGCTTTTTCAAAATCCCATTTTATGAATCTGAGATTTTCAGAATAGTCAATTCTGGCGTTTGCAGATTCAACCATAGCTGCATACCCAAACAGTTGACGGAATGTCATGTTATCCGGAATGCTTCTTATTATAATATCGCCATGTGACATAGTTAGATTCATGCCTATTCCGATAGTCTCACAGGCATCCCTGACAAGGTTTATAAGGGATTGAGGGAGCTTAAGGCCACTGGTATATACCTTGTTCGCTTTATACATATCATCCAGAGCTGTAATGTTGATGATATCTGAATACTGCTCTGGCGTAGTCACTGTATAGATTCCCTTGTCGATCTTTTCTGCGAGACTATTGACTTTTAGATACGCATGAATTTTTGCGCTGTAAAAATCATATTCTTTCCACTGTTCTTCATAGTTATTAATGTTCAATGTCAGCGTTTTACAAACAGATGTTCCAACTGGAAAGCTACTACTTTCTGCACAGTCAGTAAACCCGTTGTCGCCGTTCATGATCTCTTCATCAATAGTCTTTTTCGTTCCGTCAGGAAAGGTGATATCCACTACCATCCTGACCGGCTCACCAGCTTCAAGCTTTTCTCTGAATGCATTACTTACATTAATCACAGTGGATTCACCCCCGTCATGTTAAATTCTAACGATGATAGTATCTTTCTATCATCTGATAATTCTCCGATAGCTATGTTTTGTGTCTGGCCGACATAAAACGGAGCATCTCTCCAAACGCCGTAATATGGCGAGAAGTAATGAAGTGTAAATTTATATCCTTTCGCTATCATCTGTAAGATTTTAGTCGCTTCCGCCATCGGGATATCACTGGCCTTGTATGTATACTGCTCAACAGTAAACATCGGTGTAAAGTAGCCTACACCATATTGCGTCCTCTGACTGGATTCCGTGTAAGTCGTGGCAAAGGAGAGCGCAAGGTCTTTATCTGGTTGCCAAATCACTGTTCCGTTGATTTTATATTTTTCCATAACGCCCTCCTTTCTATGCCATTTCAAACGGGTTTTTGCCGCTTGTATCTCGTCTCATCTGTGCTTCTTTCATCATCTCGTCAAACAGTGTCCTGCGATTGATCTGAGCTGTAAACCGGTAGTTTCCACCACTGGTCTGTCGTCCTGCTGTTTCTTCCCGGACAATCTTTCTGAGCAGAGCTTCCGGTGTCTCGATATTGTTACCCTGCTTCTGATCGCCCAGAACTGCAAGGAACTCGCTTCGAGGCGGAATAACCGCACCTTTTGCCAGATATGGAACTGTCGGAACACGTGGAAAAGTAGCTTTAAATCCTATAGTCTTTGAGCCGAATGGAGTCGGTACTTTCCAAGGTCCGAATGAGAACGCCGATTCAACCGCGCTAATAACCCCATTCACTTTACTGATTGCGCCGTTTACAACACTTATGATATTATTTAGAACAGACCTAATGGCATCTCTCATTCCATTAAATACATTGACTACAGTGTTTTTAGCAGATGTGAATTTATCAACAATAGCATTCTTGATTCTTTCAACAAAACCACTAACGGTAGACCATATAGCATTCCATTTCTGATGTGCACTGGCCTTTATGTTTCCCCAGATGGTCGTCATTTTGGTAGCTAGGCCTCTGAGTTTATTTCCAATATTCTCAACAAAACGTCTTGTTTTATTAGAAATCCAATCCCATACCTTTCCAGCCATTTCTTTGATCTTGTCCCAGTTTTTGTACAGCAGCACTCCGATTGCTATAGCTGCGCTGACCGCAAGGACAAAGACTCCACCTGGTCCGATAGCTGTTGCAATAGCTTTGATACCACCCATGATGCCACCCGTACCAGTCATTAACGAGATAAGTCCTTTTGCGGCTGTGGCTATTCCGGACACGCTCTTGATAACGCTCGATGCCAATCCCGCAATCTTCGCCGCCGCAAATGCACCGATCAGAGCTGCACCAAATGCCTCAACGATCGGTTGATGTTCCGCGAGAAAAGTTGCTACTTTTGACACCAGATTAATCACTGTCGGAAGCCCCACTTCAATAACCCACTTTAGCATCGGGAGAACAATGTTTTTATAGATCCAATCCAGCACATTTCCGATCGCTTCAATGATCGGTGCAAAGGTACTGGTCAGGTTACTGATAGATTCCAACAACGGATAGAAGTCCAGATTTGCCGCCCATGTCGCTGTATCCTCTGCAATCTTTTCAACAAACTGCATAACTACTACAAGAGCATCTGCAATATTCTGTATAATCTGTGTTCCGACATTGTTCTTATTCCACGCATCCGCAAAACCGGACGCAATATTCCCGATAGTTTTAAGAACGTTCTGAGCAATCCTCAGCATGGTTGTAAGCATCGTTGTGCCTGTGCCATTTGTCCAGACCTCTACAAGGCTTTTGCCTACACTCTTAGCGAGCTTTGCAATTCCCGACAAAGCAATGTTTGCCGCATTAATGGTGTTTTTACCCTCTTTTTTCCAAGCGTCCTGGAATGGTTTCCAGAGCTTTTCAAGGAGCTTTGCAAGCTTTTCGGCTGATTTGCTCATCTTATCCAGAGCGGTTTCGCCCTCAGCTACCTTTCCGTAATCTACGTTGCTGACTGCGCTCGGAAGAGATGTTCCGCCACCGCCACTGCCGCTACCGGATGTCGACGGAGTTTTACTTGCTGTTAATGATGTATCCTGTGTAGAATACCGATTAATCTCATCAAGTGGGCTAAGATATCCTTTCGCCGCTTTTGCCGCATCTTTTGTTGCATCGGCTACATCTTCTGTAGAATCTGCTAACTTGCTAGCATTGTCTGCCGCATTTCCATAAGCATCCGCTGTATCTGCGATTGCATCCGATCCGCCAAGTCCGGCACCACCTCCGCTCGTCTGTCCTGATGATTTTTTTCCGGTAATCAATTCCGTAAAACTTTTGAAAGCATTCGCCAGAGTCGCCAGTTTACCAAGAAGAATATTAATCACTTTCAGAACAGGTGTAAAAATATTAATTAATCCTTGTCCGACTGTTGCCTTGAGAGACTGCAGCTGCAACTGCATCACTCGCACCTGATTCGCCCAGCTGTCAGAAGTACGGATGAAGTCTCCAGATGCAGCCGATAACTGTTTCTGTACAAAAGCCAGGCGGAGAGCAACTTTCTCCTGTTCAGTCATTTCAGACGTGGTTTTGCCATAGCCGTTTGCAAGCGCATACTGGTCGAGGGCAGTCTGGGTCATTACCACGCCGAGATCTTTCAATGTCTCGGTCTCACCTGTAAACACTGATTTCAGCTTGATGTAAGCCAAGTCTTGACTGATGTTATAGAACGATGCTACATCACCAGTCAGCTGTGTCAGAGCTGTTGACATATCATAAGCCTGCTGTTCCGAGAAGCCGAACGACTTGGACATCGCTCCGAATGTTCCGACATACCGTTTTGCCATCGTTTCTGACAGCCCGGCTGAAGTCATGGCGTTCTTTGCGAATTCATTTACTTTGTCGGACATGGTTGTAAATGTAACATCGACCACGTTCTGTACTTCTGCCAGATCAGAGCCAAGTTCCACGCATTCTTTTCCAAACTGCACTAACTTGCCAACCGCAAACGCCCCACCAATCAGCAGGCCGATTCTTTTTACAGTGCTTCCAAGGCCGTTAAATGACTGTTTTATAGCTGATACGCCTTTTTGGACACCGTTTGTATCCATCCTGGTATCAATAATGACTGAGCCATCAGCAGCCATGCGTTCACCTCCTAACTATTTGAGGTTCAACATCTCATTCAGCTTATCTTTATAAGCTTGCTCCTCGTCGCTGAGACGTGTTTTTATATCAATAATGTTCTTGTTCTCTTGATAGAATTTCTTTTCCCACTTATCGAGCTTTTCACCTTTTACTTTTTTTGAACGGATTCCAACGACCGTGTTGAACAGACATTCACCGGATTCCATGAAATATCCGAAGAATGTCCACCAGTGCATATACGGCACCGATCTGATTTCTTTACCAGCGACCTTGTTTACCGCCGGAACGATCATATCGCCATCCTGTTCCCAGTCCATCAAACGGGGTTTTGGGTGGTTCGGATTATCGTCCAACTGTCCGCAGTCGATGAACTTCGATGCTTTCTGACAGGCTTCATCCAGACACTCAGCCGGTATACTCTGCCAGTCCTCAAACAGAATCTGTAGCATAACAACTGCTTTTGCCTGCTCGTTCAGTTCTGGATCATTCATAGCTATGAGAATATCAATAATCGCGCGAAAATCCGTTCTAATAGAAAAATCCACCCCACTGATGTTGAGTGAGGTGGGAAGCTCATAGGCGGTCATTTTGCATACTTCTCCGTATACTTGTTAACTGCTGCCTGCATTTTCTTTTTTCTCTTTTCAATTTCCGGTGCGATTGCTTCTGCGATCTTGTCCAGAACGATATAAGCAAATACCTGGCCATTACCGAATACAGTTGTTGCTGTAATGGGTTCCTTGAACAGGTCTTTCGATGCTTCATAGCCGAGCAGGTAGTTAATTTTGTCCTCAATCTGCTTATTCAGCTCTGCCATTTCTTTGCCGGAAGTGACTTTCTGGATAGAATCTTTGAGCTGCTCAAAATATTCTTCCAGCTCCTCTGCACGTGCTGCTACATTAATGTCCGTCGGATTAAGTTTGAAAGAAGAAAAAACTTCATCTTCATTGTTGGTAAACGTAAAAATGAGAATTCCATCGTCAATTTTTGTATTAATTACTTTTGCCATTTGGCGCGCCCTCCTTGTATATGTGCTTATTCGCTGTCAGCTGCAAATGTTCCGGCGGAAACATCAAACTTTCCTTTTACACGTTCTCCGACATAGTTCACGGTAAATGGAATCTGATAACCGGATGTATCACCGCCGTAGGAGGTCGGCACAACGTAACAATCCTGCTGATACGCTTCATACTTGCCTGCTGTGGCTTCTGTCCAGAGATGAACCTCAACTGCTTTTGTTTTGAGGTTGTCGTCTTTGAGACGTCCATCTACAATCTTCTGTAATGCTGTGAACAGATCGGAAGTAGTGTCTGCATAGAACGGATCAGCATCAGAAGAAACTTCGTAGCCGTTATGCTTGAATGTGGATTCTCCAAGAATGTTTTTAGATGTTTCAGTATCTGGATTGAGTTCAACATTGTACTCTTCCAGATCTTTTCCAAGACGCTCATATTTTGGCGTCAGTCCCCCGCAGAGGGAACCTGCATCAATGTAATGAGCCATATATTTACGGTCAATCTTGCCTGTAACTGCCATAGAAATGTCCTTTCTGCCTATAACTTTAAAGGCTGTGTAGGTTAGCGACTATCTCTAATTGATAGCCGGTTGTTACGTTATATTACTTCATAAGTGTTTTCGTAGCGCACTGACAATGGTAATAGCCAATCCTGTACGCCGCTCTCCTGCGGCTCTGTACCGTAGGAGTTTCCACGGGTTATACGTTTTATCACTCGCCCTTGCGAAAGCTCTGGAAACGCATTTAAACGTGTCTCAGTGCCATTTATGACAACTGGTTCTCTGCATATCCATTTACCGAGATTATCCAAAAATTTCTGAACAGATAATTTCTGCCTCTCCTTGTCGGATGCTGTTCGGTATACCACATAAAATGGATACTGGCATACCTGATGCATTACGCCACAAACATCTTCTTTTTCTGAATAGATCAGCGCCCCGTTGTCTGCTGAAAACGCAATTCCCGATTCTTTGCCAAGTTCCTCGAATTTGATTATTTCATTGTCGTGTAGTCCCGGATACTGGTTTAGAAGTGCTTTCATGGCGTCTGTCAGAATGTCATATCCGGTTGCATCTACTCCGATAGGTTTATCTGCCATGCCGTCCACCTCCTGCCTGTGCTTTTACTTTACGAATCCATGTACTGCCGTATTGCCGTTTAGCGGCGTCAAACCACTTTGCCTGTGCCCGTGGGTGCGCTTGTTTGGTGTATTCAAGATTTTCCTTTGCGGCTGTCTGACCAGAAAACTGACTAACGAGGACTTTCTTTGCTCCACGTCTTGCGTAGGGACTTCCGGTTGCCTCGTCAACCATTACTTTTCCCTCATATAGAAAACGTCCATAAGGAGCCGCCGCCGCACATACAAATCCAGTCCCTTGCATTGATGTACTTTTGGCTCTTGTTCGGTCAATAAAATCTCCCGAAATCATTGGCATAAACTCTATCATACTGTCCATGACCATTCCGTCAAGGAGATACTGAGCTTCTTGATACTGTCTGGAGAACCTGTCCATATTCAGTTTAATTTTCATATCTCCATCAACTACGGAGAATCCTTTGAAATGATGAATCTTGCTCATATTACTTACCTAGAATTTCAAAATGCGGAATCAGCGTATACGGACCACCCACACTGGTAATCTTAAACACGTTATCCTTGTTCCCATTCATATACTGATAGAATCCACTCCGATAATCACCGTCAGTTACTGTTCCGCCAGTCCACTCACCCTCCCAGAAGAACGATTCATCTGAGAATGTGATAGTATCCTCCAGAGCGTTGTTAATCTGTCTTTTCCACTCTTTAGGCGGTACATATGGGAGAATCTTACCATTCTTGTCAGCAATGGTTATATCGCCGTTCTGGACGGTATATCGAACGTGTAACTGTGCGTTGTCAGTTACGTCTGGCCCGTACTTCTTTAGGATTGCTCCCTTGTCCGTAATGAGGTCAACGCCGGATAAAACATGAGGATACCAGTACGCATCTCTTGTTGTCGGACTCTCATAATAATTGAAAATCGTCAAAGTTTTTTCGTACATGATACCCTCTCCTTAATTATTCTTTCTGCACTGTCTGCTTAATAATCTGATTCACACCGGTAGCCGACAATCCGTTAAACATACCAACCGCAACCGCCGTTATATAGTCCGTTGCCGGGAAATCCGGAATAACTCCCATTCCGACAGCTCCGAGAATTCCACCCGTAACAGCCATGATTACTGGAATCCATTCATCGGAGATTCTTTTTGATGCTTTGCAGCCCATTCCTACGATGTAGCAAATCATAACGATTGCGATGCATGAGCCAAGTGTTGAAATGTCCATTATTGTCACCTCACATTAATTCAAATTCGCTGAACACTTTAAAAATCTTTGGTGTCTGAATAGCGAACCAGTCAACCATCTCTTCGTTTACAGCCCAACTATCAGCACTGTTTGAATTAGAATCAAGTCCAGATTCAAGCAGAAATGCATGAATGATTTCGTGCCTAACAACCTGTTTCTGATAGCTTTCAAGGTCTGATTTTGCTCCGATCTGTCCCTGTGATGCATTCATATCATCAACAACAATTTCTCGTATTGACAAATCGGTATATCCATCAATTTTCGCCAAGTTTGGATATTTTTTCTCGTCTCCAAACTTCACGCTCCATTCAGAGCCTAAGATATTAACTTTAAAGTCCTGCATAAAGTATTGGTATTCCATCATCTGTCCTTACTCCCATCAGAAGTGGTAAAGCCGCCTTGTAAAGTAAGTTGTTCGTTTTCTGCACGTCTCCGGCGGCGGCATATACTGCACTCCATTCCTTTGCACTCGCCCCGATCTGCTGAGGTGTTGCGTAAGAGATGGATTCACTGCCAGAAGATACAGAGGTTACAATGCCTGCCGTGCTACCACCGGACCCGATTGCGGTTGACGCACCACTCACAGCGGCATTGGTAGCATTCTTTTCAGCAAGCTCAATCTGATACATTAATTCAGCCAATGAACAGACCGCCTTTTTGATACGCTTCTGTGAGCGTTCGTTTGTTGGCAGTCCGTCCACCAGCCTGTCAAACGTCATCGTGTCCACGAAATCACTGGCTCTTTCTGCCAGTCTCGGGAAGTCGGCCTCTGGCACAACTGAACCGAAATATGAAGTTGTGTAAAATTCATAATCTGTATAAGCCATGCCAGTTACCTCCTACTTGATCATCATTTTGCTGTTACAGTCGCGTGTCCGGCGCTCAGTGCCTTATATGTGCTGTCGCATTCAACCACTGTGATTACCTGCCCTGTTGCTGCGGTAATGTCAGCTTCTCCATCCCACGCAGTCCAGTTCTTCACATTCTGTCCGTAGTCTACAGCAGTCTCAGAAGATGCAACTTTGTACTTGTACACATTTCCTGCGCTTGCTTTTGCCGGAGTAATGGTCACTTTAGTATCTCCACTTTTACTTCCTGCTGCGGAGTTTACAGTCAGAGTTCCAAGTGTCTGAGTTGCGTTGATGGTTCCAATAGCAATAGCGTCAATGTACTCTGCAAAGAGGGTAAGCCCCATGATTGCAAATGCTTCAGATACTGCTGTGTGGTAGTTACCCTGTGTATGGAATCCGATCAGGTTTGTCTCGCCAGATACGGTGTATACCAGACCAGCTCTCGCGAAGTCAGACTCGTTCGGGTCAACATAGTACAGAACGATATTCTCAACAGGTGTAGCGATAACCTGTCCTCTCGGAATCTCGCTGTCAGACAGTAAGAAGATTGTATTGAATCCCATAAAGTCTTTCATGTACTGGAATCCGAACTGGTTCTGAATAGAAATCTCAGCTGCACCGATATACTCATACACATCCAGAATATTCACAAATCCAACAACGCCAGTCACATTTCTGTGCATCTGCTTGAATTTGTTTTCTACACGGCCTTTAGCCATTGCCAGAGCCATCTGGAATGTAGTTTCTGTGAATGTGAGAGTACCTGTTTTCAGATAATCATAAAATCTTTCAGTAACATTGGTCTGAAGCTGGAAAAGGAATTCATCATCGGTCATCTGAACAGCGTTCTCATAACCGTGATCCTTGATTGCTTCGATAGATACAGCCTTTGCGTACTTCTCAATGCTCATTTCCGCATAGGGTTTTTCTTTTACAACGAATTTGCTGTAAGGGATTTCCTCGCCCTCACCAACATTTCCGTTCTGTAATGTACCTTCTGCATATTTTGACTTAAGAACCGCTCCGGGTGTCTTTTTGATTGGACGCATGATACCAAGGATTTCACGTAAGTGTTCCCAGTTTCTTTCGAATCTGGTAACAAAGTCAATCTCACGTGCCTTTACCTGAATATCACTTGTCATAATAAGATTAGCTTTTGCTGCCATATAAAAAATCCTTTCTACCCATAATTATTAAGGTATTGGGTTAGCGGCTATACTCTGGCGTATAGTCGGTGTAAAAAATCACTGGAACAACTGGATATTCTGAGCAATTGCAGCCTGTCTCTCGGACGGGTCTTTGATCGCTTCGATATCTTTCTTTGTCATGCTTCCCGGTGTCTGCTGCTGTCCAACGTGAGTGGTAAATCTTGCCTGTTGCTGCTGAGCCTGCTGCTGAGATTCATCCACAAAAGCGGATGCGTCAGACTGTTTCATCTGCTCGATCAGGTCATTTAATCCGAGGATTTTACCGTCTTTCAGCTTCAATCCTGCTTCCTTGATGTCTGCCATGACTGACTTCTTTGCTGCTTCGCTGGAAAACTTAACATCATCGAGTGCTGCTTTCAGAGCATCTGAGAAATCACGGTCATAGATTTTTGCATTGAATTCTTTCTCTGCATCCTCGGCTTTTTTCTTCCATCCAGCAAGCTCCGTCTGAATGTTCGCCGGGTCGATACCGTCAAAACCTTTCAGAGTTTCTTCTGCCGTCTCCGCACGTACTCTCCAGCCATCGCGTTCTCCCTCGACTTTCGACAGGGTTTTTGCTACTTCTTTAGCATTCTTATAATGCTCAGAGAGTGCTTTCTTAACATCTGCCTGCTTGTCCTCCGGGATCTCGATTCCAAATGATTTTAATGTGTCAATAAGTTTCTGCATACATATCCTCCTGGTCGTGTTTATTGACCTGCCGCCGCAGGTAAGTGGATTAAGCCAGTTAGACCACTGGCAAGGTAATTGCAGGAGACGGATTTGAACCGCCGTTCTCAAGGGCATGAACCTTGTGAGATTCCGCTACTCTATCCTGCCATTAACCCGGATTCCCGGGTTAGCAAGGTGTTTAACGTGTCATGCCTGCCACGAGTTGTTTCGGGCGCCTGCCGCCCATCTACCCTTTACAAGGAGGTGTGTACTGTCTATGCGAGCGAGCAAGTCATATAGACAGTAATGATACGTGCCGGAAATTGCATCCGCTTTTCAACCTCATGCGTCTTGTGTCAGTCAAACACTGCATTTTCTATTAAGGACACGTATCGAAGAAAGGAGGAACCAATGAAAAATGTCTATGTCAAGTGGCGTCAACCACTTACGAATCTTCCCTATGAATATATTTTACCACAGACTCTCTAAAAAGTTGTGGTACATGTTTTAGCTAATTAGAGCATATCACGGAGTTTTTCCACGTATCTCTTGACAAGATCACGTTCCTCCCGGCACTCTGCGTCCTTGGACATATCGCTCATTTCTGTTGTGAGTTCGTCCAGATGTTCTTCCAGAGCGGCAAGCATCTTTCTTTTGCAGTCTTCAGACTTGCCAGAACGATAGCTCTGTTTCTGCGTCATGTAGTCATCGTAAGCGTCTCGTCCGTCAGAACGGCTGTAATGGCCTCTAACATAATGTTCGCCACGTCTGGCATAAGAACTGCCCCGGTCGTAATCCGGCATCATTCTGCCGTCATTTGCGCTGTATCTTCCCATGCTGTCACGTTTTCTTCCACGCTCGCTGTAATCGTCATTGTAGCCGCTACGCATCTCATCAAGAATAGTGTTGTAATATTCCATTTTTTTATCCCAGTACTGCGTATTCTTGATATCTTTGTACATATCAATCAGTTTGTATGTCATTTCCAAATTTCCAGTGGTCAGTCCATTGTCAGCGATTTTGGACAGTTCGTCTTCAATTCTTGCACATAAGTCTTTAATATCTCTCATAACTGCACCTCCTACGCTTCTCTAGTCACAACAATGTTTGCGTTCGCAACAGAAACATCCTGATCGCTTGTGTTCTCTACTGCGATGTTAACGCAACATCCGCGAGGTACATCAATATAGATGCCAGAGGACACATTGTTATACTGGTCCACTGCTGCTGGTGTGGAGATCATCTGTGAAGAAAGAACCGGCTCACCAGAAATTGCAATAGCCAGGGAAATAGCTCCGACAGTACCGCCTGTTGGAATTGCGATATTACCAGAAAAATCCACGAAGAATCTCGCTTTGCACTGGTTAGTAAGTCCTCTCAGGGTGATGATTCCGCTTCCCTCTCTGTGCTGAATACAGTTAGAACCTTTAACTGCTGTGTTTGAAAATACTACGTTTCCATTTGCTGCTACAGTCTGAGCAGCTACACTTGTAAATTCTGCCATAAAAATACTCCTTTCATATCACAAAAGGACAGGTCTCAGCCTGCCCTCTGTGTAATACGGCATAAGCCGACATCCGAATCAATCGAAAGATACTCTCGATATGAAGTTATCAGCAATTACATCCAGTGTTGCATCCGCATCCGTAATATGTGTTCGGGTTAGGAACCTGATATGCCGGAATCGGTGCCGGATTAATCGCATTAATAAGCTGCTGTGTCTGTGAAGCCATTGCAGTTGTGAGAAGTGCACTCTGGCGGTCCTGAGAAGCAGCACGTCTGAGATCATTGTTTTCAGCCTGAAGAGAAGAAATCTTTTCATTGCAAAGATAATCAAGAATTGCTCTTGTTCCTGCATTCTGACTGTCAATAATGTCTCTTGTGTTGTTGTTCATGGTGTTCTGCAATGCACAGGTATTCTGTGCCATATTGTAGTTCACGCCCTGGATAGCTTCCCTGGTTTCACAGCAACAGTTCGCAAGCTGTGCCTGGAGCGCGTTTGTATTCTGCATATTCGCTACAGTGTCAGCATTGATTGCCTGCTGAATTCCGAAACCAGTCTGCATGATGTTGGTGTTGATGCCGTTGAATCCGGTAAGCATACCATTATTCATGGCATAAAAGCCATCGCAGAGGCCGCTATTGATCCCGTCAAGTTTGCTGATTACTGCGGAGTTATCAAATCCTCTCTGAATGTCTGCCTGAGTAGCCGCCGTGGCTGCATATCCACCGCCGTTGCCATTGTTGCCCCATCCGTTGTTTCCCCATCCGCAGAATACGAACAAGAAAAGCACGATAAGCCACCATGCACCGTCTCCGCCAAACATTCCATCATTTCTGTTGTTCCCGGTCAAAAGAGCAACGTCTGATGCTGTTAAATTTCCATCCATAGTTATAATCTCCTTTTTGTGTATTTACATTAATCTGGCCAGATTGTAATGTACTATTTCATGTTCTTCAGCAGATTTTGAAACTGTCCTGCCATCTGCTGAACTTGATTAAGTTGCTGCTGAGAAATCCGTCCAGACTGTAACATCTTCTCAACTTCTGCTTTCGGGTCTCCCTTAAAATTCTGTTTAAACTGCATGAACTGCTGTATCATCTGCATTGGCCCATTTCCCTGCGGCATACCACCACCAAGTGCATTAAATAATGGATTACTCATCTGTGTTTCCTCCCTTGGCTGCTGATTCCTGTACGGTATTAGCTCTGACAGGTTCAGAAAAAGAATTTAATCGGTTTATGATAGCTTCGTATTTGCCCTTTAAATCGTCATATTCCTGTCTGGTGACGTATTTACTGTCCATGTTCTGAACAGGCTGTTTAGGTGGCATATGAGTGCCTACCTCATGGTATTCAAACGTCCGTAATGGCTGTGGCATACCGGAAACGTCCGTGGATTTTATGTAGAACTTTTCGCTCTCACTGTCCATCAGTAAAACACTTGTTCCGGGTGCTACCAGATAGGATTTTGCACCGACTTCGCCAGATACCCACAGGATTCCATTATTATTCTGTTGGGGCTGCTGTACTGGCTGAGCTGGCATCTGGACAGGCTGTTGCTGGAACTGGTTCATCTGCCCAGGAACGCCAAAACTATATTGATAAGGATTGTTATATAATGCCATCTTATGCACCACCTTTCTGATTATATTTTTGCATAAAAAAAAGAGCCGAAACAGGTCGTTTCTGGCTCTAATTAGCGTCTAAAAAGTATCAGCATACTTTAATTATTTTATTGTTCACCCTCCGGCTTAACCGTTTCGCCGTGGATATACTCACATTCATCTTTCAGCGCAGTATTCAAGAGTGTGTTCCTGACATCTCAGCCGGAACAATCTTTCTTCATCCGGTGTGAAATTACACTCTGTTAAGAACCTGTCTATATCTTTCTTTGTGAACACATATAATTTCATGAGCATACCCCTTACTAATGCTAACGTTGATTCTGCGCAAGATAATTTGTAAGCTTCTGTTTTGTTTTTTTTAACTCCTCGACATTATTTCCACTGATCTGGCTGTCCAGCATGGTCGATAACACTTCCAGAATTAATGAATCTCGTTCTGCGATTCTCCGAAGACTTTCATAATCTCGTCTATCATGTTCTTCCAGCGTCTCTACTCGCTTATTAAGTCGGAATGCCGGGGTAATCCATTTAAAGATTACGGCTGCCGCACCTCCGACAATAGACACCCCTCCGCAGATAGAAAGGAAAATCTGTACAAATTCTGATATGCTCATTTAGCTACTCCTTTTCCCAGTAGTATACCGGGACTTCATTTCCGGAATTCCATGTATCATAATATTTACCATCTTGTACTGTCACCACATGGCCATCTATGCAGAGAATGTATGTGCCTGTCGGATGGTCTGCGCAAAAGTCGTTGACTGTATAGATATATCGTTCTGATTGTTCAATCAGTTTGCGTCTGTACCCATGTTTGTAGAGGTACGCTCCCCAAACGTAATTAGCTGATGGCATATCTGACAGAGCGCATGCCTGTATCATTAATCCGGCGAATACCGTTTCCCAGTCGAAGCCAGTTGCTTTGCATATTGCCCGGACAACGCAATCTCCGACTCGATTCCCAGCAGGATTCGGATTGTAATATTCCCATCTGTCCATCAGTCAATCCCCTTTGCTGTTTTATATCGTTTTGCCGCTCCTCTGGCTTTTGCGGCGTTCTGGCGGTTCCATTTGGCTATCATAAGTCGGTCTTGCAGCTCTCTTAAATCATTCTGCTTGCAGTAATCTTTGTATGCAGCATTTTGTTTCTGCAAAAGATAAGACTTCCGGTCAAGGTCTTGCTGTAATGCGAATTTTGCCTGTTCGTCCTTGCAGTTATCAACCGCCGCTTGCATTCCTATGACTTCTCTTTTAGTTCTTCGGATCCTGCGTTCGTAAGTACGTTGTTTTTGCTCTTTTTCGTACTGTTTGCCTTTGTTGGCTTTATCCTGTGCCGATAGTTCTGCATAGGGATTAAATTCCCCGTCACTTGCCCCAAAGCTATGCCGACAGTTAACTCCTGACAGTCCGCTTGCTGTTCCATATCCGGTCAATGAGAACGGCGGAAATTTCTTACTCTTGCCAGAACGAGAGTATATCTTTCCTTGCCACCATGCGTGATTTCCCGGGTTCTCACCGCCGTCACCTGTTCTGGCTCCCATGTGAGCACTGACCAGAACTAAATCCCAGTCCATTTCTTCCATGCGTTTTAGGGATATATCTCCCGTAGCCTGAGCCACGCCAGTTCTGACAGAACGTGCTACTGCTGTTTCAATCGTGTCTTTTCTACCGGATGGATATGTGACAGTAACACCATCACTCACAACATTATTAACTGCCTCTTTGATGGCTTGCGTATACCCAATCGCCCCAGTCATTACATGGTTATACGCAAGGTCACATTGTTCGATATAGAGCCTCTGAGCGGCACTTGCGGTTGTCCGTGTGAAGTTCTTCCAATCTCCTAAACAGTGATTCATATTCCGCTCCATGAGCCTTATCATTGCTGGAGACTGTTCGAGCGGTACAGGACTTAATCCTGCCGCCTTGTATACCTTATCATCATAATTCATTGCAGTGATTCCGGCATCTTCAAACGCTTCAAGAAGTTCCTGCTGTTCACGTTTGGTGTATTTGGACAGCTCTGCTAGAATATCCTCTAGCAGCTCACCAGATTCCTGCAACGTTCTGATTCTCCACGCATCTGCATTGGTTAGAATGTAGTCCTCACCCCTGCCGATTCTTGCCATCATTCTCGACACGATCTCAGAGATGATATACTGATGCAACTCTT